TAGCTTTCATTGTATTAAATAATTTATGTTAGTAGCTATATCTATTAGTTGTTATCATTCCCAGTAATACCAGTTAACACCATCATTAGAATAAAGGTTTACCCCTTGTCATTCCACCGGCACTGAAATCAAAACCGTTGTCATTATTGTTAAAGTCGTTACGGCTTAGCCAATGTCCGGTGTATTTGCGCCAACCGCCTTGCAATAAGTTTTTATCTGTATCTACCTTTACTATCTCTATTATCGGTTTAATGTCAATAGTGTCCAAAATAAAATTCAGTAAAAGCAAAAAAGAGAGTTGAATTAAGATAGATTTCCCTATCTTAGCGTGATTTTACGCAAATTTATTTTGGACACTATTGGTTTAATGTAGGTCTTTTTCACTAATATATAATGATGTGAACTTGTTGTCTCTTATCTCCCTTTTAACTTTAGTAAAGCCGTTGAGCTTCGCCCATATCCCGACCGTTACCTTATTCATCTTAATGCCGGCATTACCGGCTAATTTGCAAATGTCTTCGTAGGTGTAATATTTCATTGTCCGTTCTTAGTAGTTTAGCTAATATCTCATCTGAAAGTGCTTTTATGTCCATCTTAAACAAGGCAATCTATCTTAAACTTGTAGTACAAAGATAATCAAATTTTATGACATTGCCAAACTTAAATACACCTATTTTAAATTTTTGTACTGACAAACTGGTGTGACACCGTGGCACTCTTCTGGTAGACCCTTCGGCCCAAAACAGACACACCTATGGGGCACAGAACGAAGCGTATAAAATGAGTTGAGCGTAAAAACGGCTTATTGCTTTATGTTTCAAAGAGTTATGCGTATTGATAGAATATGAGTCTGTAAAACGAAACGTTTACATTGCTTTAATTTCGGTTTACATTTGAGGCTTGATGAGGCTTATTAAGTTGGCGAAAGACTCACATTGGTTTACAGAAGGCTTACATAGAACAGTGAGGAGAATAAAGAGGGCAGTAAATCTGCTCTTTTTTATTGCGGTCTTAGAAAAAATAAAGTGCTATTTTATTCTATATAATTATTATTTGGTATATTTGCAGCGTAAAATAATAGATTATGGCAAAGGTTATACACGTACATTTGATACACGGATTAAAGGATACGAAGCGGAAAGACTGGTATTTCAGCAGTATTTCTGCCGTTTATACAGTATTTACGCCTGAACAGGTGGGTGCTACACGTAATTATTTGCTCCATGCATGGCTTTCTGGAAATGGAACTATCATAACGAAACAGGCTATAATAAAGCAATCTACGCTTATTTCTGGCGGTTCTGGAGCAACGTATAAAAACTGAGGAAAAAGGGGCTTAGAACGGCATTAAAACACCGTTTGAGAGGGTGGTAAAATCAGAGTGGTTTTATCACTCTTTTTTCGTGCTTTTGGAGGGCAATTTTATGGACTGTTATTAGTGGTGGTATTAAAAAGTGGTATTAGTTTTTGCAACAACTGGTATTAGTAAAATAGGCTTTGAAGGGGTACGATACCAAGAGGGAAAGATACTGCTTTTTTGGAGATATGCACGTTTTTAATGCCGATAGCCCCCCCCTAAATGCCACCTGCTTTTGAAACTCCACCTTATTAAATAACGCTATATCAAGCACTTTTCCCTTTTTCGGGGGATAAAAAGGGGGGAGAATAGAGAAAGGGGGGAAGAAAGGGATGGGACTAGAGGGTTATAGTGTATCTTCTCGTTATTCTTTCTCGTGCCAACGTCCTCCCTTGATAACTCTAAAGAGGTCTATCCGACGTTCGCAGTGGTTGAAGATTTGGCATTGGCGGCAAGCCTTTCTTTTTCAATAGCCAGTTGACGGACTTGCTCTTTAAGCTGTCCGATTTCCTCTGCTTGCTCTCTTATCGTGGTATCTTTCTCATGGAGTAGTTTCAGAAAAGGCGCAATAGAAGCATTTTGGTCTTCAAGTTTCTTTTTTTGCTCATCTGAGGATACTTTCTTAATCCACTTCTCATCATCTACACAATAGTCCGGGAGTTCAGAGACTCGGAAAATATTATTTCCTCGGCTCATCAATATCCAATCTGGGGAGATATTGTAAAAGTCACACATTATTGCAACCATATCAATACCTACCTTCATTCTTCCATTCAGAATTTCTGAAAACTTCGAAGGTTTTACACCCAAAGATTCTGCCAACGCTGTTTTATTTGGCATTAAATTATTGGATAATATCGCATTAACAGCCCAATGAAACCTTGTGTTAATCTCATCTTTGGATAGTATTCTTTCCCATATTTCCATAATCTCTGAAATTTATTTTATAATTTCTGGATAAAAGTTTGGTATATTACAGAATTTCTGTATCTTTGTAGCGTGTTCCAATGGAACGTGCGACCAAAAATACAAAAAATAGCCGAGATTAGCAAATATTAAGTCTTAAAAGTAAGTGAGATTATGGCACGTAAGATTCAAACGACAATGGACGTGAAAAGGACGCTTATGAAAGCGTTCGGAGTAACAGAACGTATGGTTAACAAGGCACTGAGCTTTGACAGCGACAGTGAGCTTGCTCATAAAATCCGCCATACGGCCAGAATGAAAGGTGGTTGGATAGAGGCTTCTGTACCTGAGGAGGAAATCTTCTATGATGTTACCGAAAACGGAATGAGGCTGATGCGCCAGTATTTTAGCAATGGTGCCGTCTTGGAAGCCAACATGACAACTGGCACGGGGATCATCTTGTTCAAGGGTTCCCCAAAAAAGGATTACAGCAAGGTTTATCTGAGCGAGATTCCTTCTATGCAGGAATACGCAAAGGCTTTATAAGGAGGCGATATGGAGTATTACGACAATAGACTTTGCATATCATACGGTGAACTTGTAGATGGTGGCATTATGACTGCCTCGAACTACAAAACACTTACCTACCGAAAGAAAATGGATGTCATGCGCCGTGGCGGTGGTGTGAGAGGCAATTGCGCTCTGATTGCCATAGACAGTTTGCCAATTAAATACCGTATAAAAGTTTACAAGGCTTATCCTCATGGTGAGGGTGTACTTGTGAAAGAGTGGATAATATCTAACTATCATATTGACCGACTTGCCGTTTCTTTTTTCTATGACCGCAATAAGACCGGTTTTGATATGTCGGACAAAAAGAAATGGGAGTACATTGTTAATGCCTCGGTGCTAAACTGTTGCATCAAGCTCTATGAGCGCGCACGAGACTGCCAGCGTCTGTTCGGTGGCAGATACAACTGGAGTATGATGGCGAAGACCATCGAAATCCTGCGTGAGGAACTAGGACACACGCTCCCTGCCAGTACGCTGCGATTCAGGAAGAAGGTAAACGACTACAAGCGCAATGGTTACAGCTGCCTTATCAGCGGTAAGTTCGGAAACCAAAGTGCAAGGAAAGCGAACATTTAATTTTAGATGATGGAGTATTACGGTAATAAACTTTGTATATCCTACCACGAGCTTGTGGACAGCGGTATTATGACTAATTCCAACTATTGTTATAAGGCTTGGAAAGGTCAGATTGATGTTGTTCGTCGTGGTGGAGGCGCAAATGGCTGTTGTGCTCTGATTGCCATAGACAGTTTGCCGAGTAAGTACAAGGAGGCTGTTGAGAAAAAGTACCCCGGTGGCGACGAGGTGCGCATCAAGACTTGGGTACTGTCCAATTATGAGATGGACCAAGCTGCCGTTGCATTTTTCCATGACCGCAGCAAGACTGGTATCGACCTTGACGAGAAAAAGAAACGTGAGTACATCATCAATGCCTCGGTGCTGAACTGCTGTATCAAGCTCTATGAACGGGCACGGGACAGCCAACGCCTGTTCGGTGGCAAGTATAACTGGGACATGATGGCGAAGACCATAGAAACCTTGCGCGAGGAACTGGGACACACGCTCCCTGCCAGTACGCTGCGCTTCAGGAAGAAGGTAAACGACTACAAGCGCAACGGCTATGGCTGTCTTATCAGCGGCAAGTTCGGCAACCAGAGCGCAAGGAAAGTGGATTACAAGACCAAACAGCTGGTCCGTGGCTTGGCTGTCTTGCCCAACAAGCCCTACAACAGCAACGTACATGAGATGTATATCAGCTTTGTCTGCGGCGAGCTTGATGTTTACGATCCAAAGACCGGAGAACTGTTCAACCCTGATGACTTCACGAATAAGAACGGAGAGCCGAAGTATCTCAGCGAAAGCACCATCAACAACATACTGAACGAGCCGGCAACCAAGATGCTGATAGAAAAATCACTGTCGAGCTGGAGCACCTTCATGCACGAGCAAATGCCTTATATGCACAGACACAGCGGACACTTCTCACTGAGCCAGATCACGATGGACGACGTGGACCTGACACGAAAGCTGAAGGACACGAAGCAACGTGTACATGCTTACTATGCCTACGATGTGGTGAGCCAGTGCGTGATAGGCGCAAGCTATGCGAGGAAGAAGGACGAGCGACTCGTAGTGGATTGCTTCCGTGATATGTTCCGGCTGATAGCCAGTAACGGCTGGGGCATTCCTGCCGGTATCGAAGTGGAGAACCACCTGATGAGTCAGTACAAGGAGGGCTTCCTGAAAGCCGAGACGGTGTTCAAGTTCGTGCGTTTCTGCGCCCCTCTGAACTCACAGGAGAAATATGCCGAGCCTCTGAACGGTGCGAAGAAGCGCAGCGTGATACACAAGAACCACGAGGGTATCGGCCGTTTCTATGCCAAAGACCGCCATTACCGGACAGAAGCCAAGAAAGTGTTCGACGAGCTTAACGATACCTACGAGGACAAGGAATATTTCACTTGGGAGCAGCTGGTTGCCGATGACCGCAAGGACAATGAAGAGTGGAACAACATGCTGCACCCCAACCAGAAGATGTATCCGGGAATGACGCGCTGGCAGGTGCTGGAGGCAAACATCAACCCGAACCTGCTGCCATACGACGCGAGAACGCTTGCCTATCATATCGGTGAAAGAGTGGAAACGAGTATTCGCAGAAATTCGACCGTAAGGGTGGCACACGAAGACTGGTGGCTGAGCAGCACGAGCGTACTGGAACGACTGGAACCGAACAATTATAAGGTAACAGCCTGTTATCTTCCCGATGATGAAGGCGCTCCACAGGAGGTGTTTATTTATCAGAAAGGCAAATATATCGACACCGTGGAGAAAGTGAATACTTACAGCCGTGTTATGGCCGAACAGACGGAAGAAGACCAAGCTGCATTCGTGGAACAGCAGAAAAAGATAGCGAAGTTCAACAAATATGTTGAGGACAACGCCATCGACAGACTGGGCGTGATGAAGAGCCTCACCCACGGCCCCTCTCGCAAGGAGAGGGGAGCTGCCGAAGAGGACACGGAGGCACTGGAGCTGAAACCACAGAAAGAGCCGGAGCGCAGAGCACTTGTACCGATGGACGCGGCGAGCCACGCTGTAGCCGACATTTAGAAACAGCCCGATGGTGTAAGGCGGCACACCCTGTTGACAGGAGACGGATTGATGAAGTCACTTGAGGGGAGGTTGCAAGGTTCGAATCCTTGACGGGCACAATAAGAATAACGATTAAATGCCATTAGAATATGATTACAACAGGCAACAAACAGCGGATACTGGAGGCGATAGCAGCCAACCGCAAGAACTATCCGAGCGACGCGAAGCATGCGTCTGCGCTGGGCATCTCAGCCAGCGTCTACACTGGGCTGAAGAAAGGCCAGACGGAAAAGGTGCTGAGCGATGCCAACTGGGTGAACATCGCCCGGAGGCTGGACGTGAACCTCCGAGAGACGATAGATTGGAAAGGGGCACAGACAGAAACCTTCAGGTATATCAGCTTGCAGATGGAGGCGTGTCAGGAACGCAGCCTTAGTGTGATACTTTGCGACCTGCCCAACATCGGCAAGACCTATACGGCACGCTGGTATGTACACGAACACCGTAACGCTGTGTACGTCGATTGCTCACAAGTGAAGACGAAGCGTGAGCTGGTCAAGAAGATAGCACAGGAGTTTGGTGTCGGCATCAGCGGCAAGTATCAGGACACCTACGAGGATCTCGTGTATTACCTGCGCTCGATGGAGCGTCCGTTGGTAGTGCTGGACGAAGCTGGGGACTTGCAGTACGAGGCTTTCCTTGAACTGAAGGCATTGTGGAACGCAACGGAAATGTGCTGTGGCTGGTATATGATGGGAGCAGACGGACTACGTGCCAAAATTAACAGAATGGTGGAACATCAGAAAGTGGGCTATGCCGAGATATTCTCACGCTATGGCGGTAAGTACAGCCGTGTAACGCCTGACCAAGAAGATGACCGTAGGGAGTTCCTGCTGGAGCAAGCTCGTGCCGTGGCAAGCGTAAATGCCCCGAAAGGCACGGATATTGGTCAGATAGTACGCAAGAGCGGTGGCGGGCTGAGACGCATATATACCGAAATTGAGAAACTGAAGAAAGGAGCATGATATGAAACGTGTAAGCATCGTAATGAAGTACACAGGGTATGTTCCCGAGGATACCCATCTTGGAGAATTGAGAGAATACGCAGAAGGTCAGATTAACGATTTCTTCAGATACTATGATGAAAATAATGATGAGGAATATGATTTTGACCGCAATGATGTGGAGATTACAGATAAGGGACTAACTATTTTACTTGGATAATATGACAAAAATAGAAATGGAAGCAATGGAAGCCGTTATCGGTATCCGAAAAGAAATGGCAAAGGCTAATGAGATAGACTGGGAACAGCGCAGGTATGAGATAGCTAAAGACCTTTATGTTCAAACCTGTCAACAGACAAAATTAGAGGGTGATAATACTGCTGCAGATGTATTCCGAAGTGTGGCATGGTTATCTCGTGTGGCTGCCGATTACTTAATAGAGGTTCTGAAAAAATAACTATGGTCAAACGCGCATACAGTCCGAAAGAGATTGCAGCCAAAAAATGGGTGACATTGCCTTGGGGTGAGCAGTGGAGTGAGCCGTTCGGCTTCCCTGCCGAGAATGCCTCTTGGTTCATCAGTGGGGCAAGTGCGCAGGGCAAAAGCTCGTTTGTTATGCAGTTGGGCAAGGAACTGTGCAAGTATGGTCCTGTTCTCTATATGAGCTATGAGGAACGTGTAAACCAGAGTTTTCAGCGCCGAATGGACTATTTGGGAATGAACGAGGTACAAGGACGTTTTCGAGTTGTAACCGATGATTCGATAGAGGAACTTGCCGAGCGTCTTTCCAAGCCCAAATCCCCGAAATTCATTATCGTGGACTCTTATCAAGTGGCATACGACGATTTCGGATGGACTTATCCTGCTGCTGTTGCCTTGATGCGCCGTTTCAATCGCAAGTGCTTCATCTTCATCAGTCAGGAAGACAAAAGTGAGCCAACAGGCAAACCGGCACGACGGCTAAGGTATATCTGCGATATGAAGGTTCGTGTGATGGGTTACAAAGCCTACTGCTTGGGCAGGTCAATCGGTGAAGCCGGAAACCATTATGTAGTCTGGAAAGAAGGTATATTGAAAACAAGTAACAATCTGTGATATGGACGAGAAAGAAAAATGCTGCATCTGCGGCAAAGAGATAGAGGGGATGGGTAATAATCCCTATCCTGTGAGAACGGAAGGACGGTGCTGCCGATATTGCAACTATACCGTGGTACTGCCCGAAAGAATAAGACTATCAAAACAAGATCGCTATGAGCAAGGAAAGACGGATGATTGAAATCACTCCGGGACGTATGAGTCCGGGCGGGCGTATGACAGACCATATCGAGAGCCGTGGACACAGTTGTCCTTACTGTCAAGGGAACGGCTACCATTGGCTGGAAGATGAGTGGCAGGAACGCTACAAGCAAGAGTGCCCGATATGCAATGGCAGCGGCAGGCTCGACGCATTGATAACCGTTGAGTGGAAAGCATCGGACAATGTATAATCTTTAATCAATATGACAATGAGCAATTTTTTAGACGAAATCAAGAAGCGCATTCAAGTGTGGCACGAGCAGCGTGCTCAGCGTATCGAAGCGGAGCGTCAGGCACTACTCGACGCGGAGGCGCGTGCAGGTAATGGAATTCAACGGCAGGCTGTACATCTGTGTACACGGCAAACCACTGTTTGACATCGACATCTTCAAGGACAGCGTGGCCGAGGTCGTAGCCAATGGCCGTAGGGCTTATAAAGACTGGAAGGAGGAGAAACTATGGGAAAAGTAAATATTGGACCACGATATTATCGTGTTACTGCCATCATTAAACCGGAAGGATTTAATAAGATATTATTGGAGGGACTTTTTGTTTATGGAAAAGAGGCATATACTCTTTCGGAAATCAAAAAGAAATGCTGGGATTTCCTCAAACCTCAGATAAACTTCGAAAAGTATGGTATTGACCCAGAACAGGTAAGAAAGGATATTAAACTTACATCGCTGCCGTGTGATTTCTTGCTCAATGCGGACCAAAAATAGGAATTATGGAAGAAGGTTTTAATTACGCACGGTTTTATACCCTGCTGAAGAAATTGCCTGGAGCGGACAAGGAGACGCTGGTGTATTGTTCCACCATCGGGAGGACAACAAGCCTGCGCGAGATGACTTCAAAGGAGTATGACGAGATGTGCGCCTCGATGGAGGAGCAGATAGGCTGGAAGGCGCAAGTGAAGAAGAAACGCAGCCTTTGCCTGAAGCTGATGCAACAGGCTGGTATTGACACGACTGATTGGCAGCGCATCAACGAGTTCTGTAGGCACCCGAGGATTGCAGGGAAAGCATTCGCCCAGCTGAGCCTGGCAGATTTGGACTCCTTGCAGACGAAGCTGCGCAGCATTATGCGCAAAGGTGGTCTGAAACCGAAGCCAGTACGAGATGAACACAGGAATACGACCTCGTTTGTCTATATTCCGATGAGAAATATAGCTGAAAGTTAGTTTTTATTGATAATCAAAATAGTAGGAAATGGAAATAAGTATTGAAAGAGCCTTTAGTAATTTAGGCAGAACGAAAAAGTCAGAGTTCATATCAGAGCATATCGAACTTGCGTCAAGTAGGGCTATTGCCGAGTATGTCAAAGGATACCTGTTTGATGTGCTTACAGATGTAAACGATGACGAGTATATAGCAACGTACCTGATAGCAAAAGGATATACAGTAACCAAATAAAAGAATATAGTTATGAGAACAAAAACAAGCGATTGGTTTGAAGTCAAGATGCGCCATGACAAAGTGCATGAGGACGGGTATGAAAAGAAGGTGACCGAGAGTTATGTGGTTGAAGCTCTTTCATTCGGAGAGGCAGAAAAGACGGCTATGGAATTCCTGGGCAGCTATGTGTCCGGAGAAATTCAAGTTGTAAACATCAACCCGATGAAGTTTCGAGAAGTGTTCTTCAACGAACAGGAGTTGTGCGACCGTTACTACAAGGCCATACTCCAGTTTATCACCATCGACGAGAAAACGGAAAGAGAAAAGCACACGCAGGTTTACTATCTGGTACAGGCTTCTTCTTTCGACAACTGCAAGGACACTATCCGAACGATTATGGACGGCACCATGATAGACTATCAGATTGCTTCCGTATCAGAAACCAAGGTTATTGATGTGATAGAACACGAGTTATAAACCCTATAAAAAGAAGAGACAATGGCAACAAGAAAAAAGAAAGTAATCATCACAGGCGTGAGCAGAGAAGCCGCCGATGAAGCGTTTGCAACCTACGCTAAAAGCGATGCACAGGTACAGAAAATCAATGCGGACATCGAGCTGCAGTGTGCCAAGATCCGTGAGAAGTATGCTGACAAGCTGGCGACTCTCACTGAGGAGAAAGACAAGGCTTTCGACACCCTGCAGGCATTCGCCACGGAGAACCAGGCGGAGTTGTTCTCCAAAAAGAAAAGTCTCGACATGGCTCATGGTACCATCGGTTTCCGCACCGGGACACCGAAGCTGAAAACACTGAAAGGCTTTACTTGGGCGAGTGCGCTGAACCTTGTAAAGAGTTTCCTGCCAAGCTATATCCGCCAGACAGAGGAGATTGCCAAGGACAAATTGCTTGCAGACCGAGAGGTGGAAGTTCAGCTTGGCGGTGGTGATCCAAACAACCGTGGCTACCGCCCTCTTCGTGAGCAGATGGTTGAATGTGGCATTCAAGTCGTGCAGGACGAGGCATTCTATGTAGAACCCAAGAAAGAAGATACCAGCGTATGATCAGGGAAGTATCGAAACCGCCCAAAGTAGCCCTTTGCCGTGAATGCCACGGCACGGGCTTCCAGAAGGCAAGCATAGACGGGACACAGACACGCGTCCGGTGTCCCCAGTGTGAGGGAAGCGGCAGGGTGCTGGTGAGTTGCAAGATGAGCCTCGACATCCGCCCGTACAGAAACAGTCAACAACCCTAACAAATCCCACAGCGGTGAACAAAAGGAAAGGAAAGAGTTATGCCAAACGCGTTGCCGACATCAACCATATATATGACACTTACGTAAAGACCGGCCTTCCGAACCGTGAGATATGGAAGCGTTATGTCTACCCCAAGTACGGCATCAGCGAGCGCACCTTCTACAATCTGCTGAAGGCATCGGGCAGTCCCGGAATCGAGGACAGCTCGGAGCTTTCAGCAGAGGGCTTTTTGTTCCCTGAGCTGTTTATAGAAGATGAAACCAGAGACCCGTCGTATTTTAGGAAGAATCCTTAATGACATCCGCGTGGAGATGACGGACGAGTTCGACCGGAACTTCGAACGTCAGTCCTTCTTCGGCGAAGCGTGGCAGCGTCGCAAGAGCCCCATGCGCCCGGGCGGCCATATACTGGTCGATACCGGACGGCTCCGCAGAAGCATACAGAGCCGGACAACGGAGAACAGCATAACCTTCTTCACCGAAGAACCCCACGCAGCCATTCACAATGAGGGCGGCGAGATTGTGGTGACAACGAAGATGAAACGGTACTTCTGGCACAAATACTACGAGGCGACCGGCTCGTTCGGCAGGAAGAAGGACGGCAGCCGCAGGAATGACAAGCGCACGGTGCAGCTTTCCGAGGAAGCCGAGTTCTGGAAGTTCATGGCCCTGAAGAAAGCCGGTACGACCATCAAGATCCCGCGCCGCCGTTTCCTGGGCACCAGTCCGGAAGTGGAGAAAGCCGTCCGGGAAATCATCGAGGAGAATATCACCGAGTATATCAACTTTGAATTTGAAATCAACGAGAAATGAGAAAGGAACTGTACAAGATGCTCTGCGATAAGCTGAAGACAGTAAGCGGCGGAGCCATCAAGCATATCGACCTGTGGAACCACAACGTCGAGTTCATTGAGCAGGAGGAGCAGTGGGAACGCCCTGCTGTGTTCGTGGAGTTC